GACCCCAACGATGATCGCTTTGTGATCTTTGATGTGGACACTGACACAACACCGCAGAACACCCTTGATCCTATTGACGCTGTGATCAATCCCTTGGTAAGTGGACCGCAAGACGGCTTGGATTCTGCCATGGACGGACAGCGTTACTTGCTGACTGAAGCCACCGGTGATGAGAGCAATCTTGCTCCTGCTGTGGCCTGGCTGGGTGCAAATGGTCGACAACTGATAGCTGAAGCCAATGACATTATTCAGTATTCAAACAACTACTGGCGTGTGGCATTTAGATCTGCTGACGCAGCGGCCGGACAGTATGTTACCAACATGACCACTGGCATACAGTATGAGTGGAATGGTGACGCCTGGGTCAAAAGCTATCAAGGTGTCTATCCTGGCGGTGTCTGGAGTCTTGTGCTTTGAAAGCCGTGGGTGTTTGGTTCCGCAGCCGAGACACTGGTAGATATCTGTATCTCCTACGAAATGATGCCAAGCATCCCGGAGCCTGGGGCTTGCCTGGGGGCAAAATTGAAACTGGCGAAACCTTGCTGGGCGGCATGGAGCGTGAGTGCATAGAGGAACTGGGATTTTTTCCCACCTACCTGCGCTTGATGCCTTTGGAAAAGTTTACTTCAGCGGACCAGGCATTCGAATATCACACCTGGGTGTGTGTGATTGACACTGAATTCACACCCCGACTCAATCATGAACATCTTGGCTATGCCTGGCTTGACGCTGGCACCTGGCCTAAACCCATGCATCCAGGACTCTGGAGCACTATCAATCTCGAAGCTGTACAAAGCAAAATCCTGCTGGTTGAGCAGGATCTTGTGACACGTTAGGCTTGACTTTCCTGGAACTGTACCTGGATCTCTCCAGTTGGGGTCGTAGAAGTTGACAGTGCAGTAATCTGCACTGCCAGTACCTCTGGACCATTTGGATATGTTCCTGTTCCTGGAATACTGCTGGTACCAATCTGTTTGACAGTGCCCAAGTCCAACACACCTGAGTTGGTTGTGGAGATTGGAATCGCAAACAAACGTTCGCCTCCAGTCAACGCAGTGGTAATCGCTGCAATGGTCATGTTCAAGTCATTGGCAGTGGTTGCGCCACCAATCACATTGCCCAGGATCTTGATGGTATCTCCCACAGCGTATCCGTCACCAGCTGTTTGCACAGTGATCTGTGTGGTTGTGGTGCTATACGTTGTACCTGCTGCTGTCAACTGCACTGTGATTCTAGCATTGGCACCTGAACCAGACACGTTGATCGGAGTCAAGTTGGCAAATGTTCTGGCAGTGCTGAATGTTGCCTTCACACCTGAACGTGTCATACCGCCTGTGGTGTTGAACGGTGCTGATGTCAAACCACCTGTTGCTTCTACTGTGTAACGTGGAGCAGTTGAGAACTGTGTGAAGCTGGGCTGGAATCCGCCGCCTGCGTTGTTGAGTCCTGCCCAACTGGTGTTGGCTGAGTCAATGTTGTTGGGATTCAAAATACCTTCAATCAGGTATCGTCCAGCGGTGACCTGAACGTTCAAGTTGCTCAATGTCAACTGGGCGCGGTTGATAAGGTCACGCACTCCCAGGTCACCAATGATACCATTGCTCACACTGGGTGCCAGGCGCATGACAAACGCTGTTTGTTTGTCACCAACGTTGGCTGGAAAGCCATAGTTGGTACGGTTGAATGTAAACTGATAACCGGCGTCATCATCAAATCCGCCATCCATAACTACTGCACTACCCCAGTGGTTGACCAGTGGTATAGCAGTGTTAGAGATCAAGATAACACCTGTGTTGTCCGCATGCGAGGTCGGCGAGCTGGATGTATAGCTTCGGCTTTGGCCTTCAGCCCACTGTACAAATGTTGCGCCGCGTGTGCAACCTGTTAGATCATTGCCTGCCTTGCCTGAGTATTTGATAATTTCACTTTCAATCATCACAAACACAGGATATGTCACACTGGCTGATGGGTAATCAGTTGCGTCACGCAAAGTAATTGTGGTAACTGCATCGTTGATTGCACCGTTGAGACCAGACACTGGTGTTTCATTGATGGCTTCATAACGTGCTGGCAAGTTACCTGAACGCATGTAGGCTTCGTTGTTCAAGTTGTTGTTGGGTCTACGATGTGCCATGATAAACTTACCGTCTTGGCCACGAATCATCCACTGTACATAACCAGCACCGTACCAGGAGTATTCAATACCATACATCTGCATCTTGCTTGGGTCTAGAGTAAAGCCCGATGCACCTGTGCCGTTTAACGGGTCAATATTAAAGTCTGCCTGGCGCACACGAAGTTCGTTGCGCAGTGCTGTTCTCACACGATTTTGGTTGCTAATACCACGGAAAGCAGGCACTATTGTCATGCGGTTGTTGTCAATGATACTGGTAACAGTATGACTCATACCTTTGATCACCAGCAGGTCACCGTTGTTGAGTTGGTCCTGGAAGCGGCAACTGCCGTCACCAGTCACAAGGTTGGATCCTGCGCCAACTGACACTAGACCAGCAACCTGGAATGTGCTTGAACGTTGCACCGCATTCACTGTGATGCCGTTGTTTTCCCAGAACAAGCCGTTTTGATCATCAAAGATACCAGCACGTACACTTGCGCCGTGCCAGGCAGTAACATTCAATCGAGGTTGTTGTCCCAGCACAGGAGTTGTGCTTCCAAGCAAGGCTTGTGCCTCTACTGTGAAACTGGTGTCTGACAGGATAGAAGTCACAACATAATTAGATTGGTCGTAGCCAGATGTTGTAACTCCTGTAATGGTCACTGTGGCACCAGGATTCAAGCCGTTTTCAACGTCTGTGGTCACAGTGATATTACTTGCAATTGCTGTACCGTCTGCACTCACAGCAGTAATGTCATATGTTGGGGCCAGCACTGAACCAGTGGAGAACAAAATACCTTTACCAGATTGATAGCGGAAGTATTTCTTGGTAACACGGATTGCACTTGCGCCGCGAGTTGGGGTTCCTGGACCCATCAAAACACCACCATCAAATGGTCGCGGTACAAATGCCGCATTGCTTCGCACAAATGCCAGGCCTGAGATGGTGCCGCTGACCGCAGCACCAGTTTTGGCCTGATATGTAAATGTTGTTGTGCTGGGTACGCTGAGAATAGTAAATGACCCTTCAGCGTAAGGATAGTTGGTGCCGGCACTCAGATTCATCAAGATTGGGGTTCCTGGCACAAGACCGTGAGCATAATTTGTGGTCACAGTGATTGTGCTTGGGTCGTTGCCGTCACTTACAATACTTGCCACGTCAAAGTCAGCACCAGTGTATGGGAATGCCTGACGAATAATTGTGTCAGTTTGGTTCAGCGGATATCCAGCAGCCAAACTTGGACTACGACGTGGATAATAGAAGAAGTTGTTGGTATTTGCCTGGAATACCAGGCCAACACCTTCTGTGTTGGAATTGTTGGTATTTTGTGTGCTCACATACTCATTGGCGTCAAGTGGTGTGTCGCTTTGATTTACACCAACTTGTGGGATTGTGTTGGCACCTGTGGCATAGAACATACCAGTCATGCGAATCATTGGAGAGCCTGCACCAGCAGCAGTCAGTGCTGTGGTGTTGAATTCACCGCGTGTGATTGTTTGTGTGCCGTTGACCGCGTTACTGATCACTGTGTGTTGTACCAGCTCAACGTTGCCGCTGAGTTTTTGCAACACTGTGCCAGCAGCATACGAATTGGCAGCGGTGCTGTTGTACCAGCCGCGATTGAGTTGCAGTGTGGTTCCGTCAGTAACTGATTGGACCTGTGCTATTTCCAGGGTGCTAACAGGGAAAACAGAGTTGCCAATGGTGATATTACCTCCTGCACCATTGGTATTGTTGGTCTGACGAATAACTGTCAATGCATTGCCAGAAACGTTGGTAACTGCCATGGTTTCATAAACGTTTGCAGTATCTGTCAGCACAATGATATAGCTGCCGTCTACAATCAAGGGAGCGGCTGCCACGTTGGCAACGTTGACTGTGGTTGTTGCGGTACTGGTAATGTCGGCAACTGCTAGTGTAGTACCACCTGTGGTTGGGCGACCAATAATCAACACGTTGTCGCCGGCTGTGAAGCCACTTGATGTTCCTACCGAGAATGTTCGTTCTGCTGAGCTGTTGACATTGGCTGTGAGGTAGTTTGAGGTAAACGGAGTAACGTTGCCTTGTGTTTGACTCACAATCAAGGCATAGTCTGAGGCTACCCAGGCAGGGGTGCCAGGATTTTCCAGTTTGATTGATGTATCAACGTTGCTGGTGATCACATCATCGCCGGCCAACAAGCTCACATAACCGTTGGTGTTATAAACTATGTCTGCACCAATATCTTCGTAAAAACTTGGAATGTTGTTTGTGGTTGAAACGGCCTCCCACTTGGTGTTTTGCAAACCGTATTCAAAGTCAGCGTCAATTAGAGATTGTGGATTTGAAACACGTTCACGGCCAATGGCATCCATGCCAAAGTCCCAGGGTATGGTTCGTAGGTCACGGTCTTCAACATAGATTGCCAGCTTGTCATTGGCACTCAGTGTCTGTGTGTCCACATCCAGAGTTATTGTGGTCACACCAGCGTATGCTGCGGGGAAGGTGGCTGTGACGCCGGCTGCCCAGGCAATTGTGCCACCTAGTGTGGTATCTGCAAAGTTGTAGATATTGACGTTGGTTGTGGTGTCATAGATGGCCAGGATGTCAGCCAAGTTGTAGCGATCAGGTACCTTGACAGTACCTAGACCAGCTGTGCCTGGTGTGAATGAATACTCATATAAACGTTTTCTTGCCATCTCTTAAACTCCAAAAATAATTTGACCTGCTGTCAATCGGGCCTGTGTGTCTTGACCAAACTTGTTGTAACTGATTGCACCATTGGCAATCTTGCTGTTGGTCACTGTAGCATCGCTAGGTGTACCAGTATATAGCGTATCTCCAAATATCAACGCAAAGAACGGTGTGTTCAACACAGGTGCCACAGCAAAGCTGATTGTTGCACCAGTGATACTAAAGTCCACACCAGGATTTAGTGGTACACCGTTCAGCACCACCATCATGGCAAACGCAGTTGGTGGATTAAATGCTGTGCCACCCACAGTGATATTGAACAAGGTCTGGACACCGTTGAAGGTCAACGAATCCATTTTTCGATACTGTCCAATTTGCGGTGTAAAACCTACATAAGCCATAGTTGATCCTTAAATTCTTCCAACCACAATTTCAATTGTGCCGGCATCGCCGTTGAAATCTTCAACAGCTTTTCCAATCACAGTGCCCATGGCAGGGGTGGCACAGGCCTGTGCATGACCATTTCCAGCACTCACCATCATGTCACCCTTGCGCACAGTGCCCATGACCAGAGCAGGCACACGGCCTGTCAGTGCCAGGGCTGTGACATGTTCAGCTTCGAGTGTGCTATTCATCAGGTGCGCAGGATGAGTAGATACCACCCCTGCTACTCTTGAATCTGCTGGCTGTGTTGTCAAAGTAACTTCGTGTGTGCCACCAAAACTCAACACAGTACCTGGAGCGTACATCGCGTCAGCTGAATAATTTTCTGCCAAGTCAGCATATTGTGCTGATGTTGCCTTGGCAAACACAGTGTTGAACGCCACGGTTGATGTGCCAATATTGCCCACACCAGTTGTGTTGTTGTTGTTGATGTTGCCGCCACTGATGTTGCCAGTTGATACGGTTAAACTTGATCCAGCAATTGCTCCGCCAGTGACAGACCCGCTTACGCTGATGCTTGTGCCAGTCATTACGCCGCCAACAACTGATGCACCGGTTATTGTTCCTGTTACACTGACTGTGGTACCTGAGTGCAAGGTGGCGTTGACATTGGCTCCGCCTAGCACATTGCCGCCAGTGATGTTGCCAGTTGCACTGATCAGGCCAGCTGTCAACAAGTTACCACCACTCACGTTGGCCAGTGCTGTGACATTGCCTGCTGCCACATACAATGCATATGGATTGGTAATTGTCATGTTGGTGCCAGCTGCTGGAGCGGCTGCAATATACAATGTGGCTGCTGCTGTTGTGACTTGACTTGCATTGGCGCCAGCAATTGTGGGCTGTGCCAGCACATTGATGTGATTGCTTGCGGCTGTGCCTGCTGCCAGTGTGCTTGAGTCTGTGTAGGTGCTGGCCACTGATCTGATAGCAATACCTGTTGTGGTCCAACTTGGGTTGCTTGCTGCGCCAGTTACCACCAGCTGATCTGTTACCACGTTGCCTGTGGTAACAATGTTGCCTGTGCCTGTGACTTGACCTGCACCAAATATTATGTTGCCGCCAGTGATGTTGCCAGTTGTGGTAATTGCAGTGACCATGCTCAAACTGGATACCACGTTGCCACTCAAACTCAGCCCAACAGCATTCAAGTTGCCACCAATCACGTTGCCTGACGCACTAAACGTGGTGCCTGACACCAGACTAGTGATAATAGCATTGCCGCTCAACACATTGGCAATGCCGTTTGTGAGGTTGCCAGTTGCGCTTACTAAGCCAGCTGTGTTGATGTTGCCGCCAGTAATGTTACCCGTGGCACTGATTGTGCTTCCTGTGGTAATAGTACCGTTGGTAGCGAGATTTCCACCAGTGATTGTGCCAGTGGCACTTATCAATCCGCCTGCGCTGATTGCAGCAGCACTGATAATGTTTCCGCCGTTGACATTGCCTGTGGCAGTGACAACACCAGCTGTTGAAATGCTGCTTCCAGTAATTGCGCCACCTGTGATAGCACCAGTTACACTGACTGTGGTACCTGTGTGAGTTGTAGCATTGACATTTGCACCACCTAAGATGTTTCCACCTGTGATGTTGCCTGTGGCAGTGATTACTCCTGCTGTGGCAATGTTGCCGCCGGTTATGTTGCCAGTGGCGCTGATCAGGCCAGTTATGAATTCACCAGTTGTGGCATACACAGCCACGTTGGCTGTACCGCCAATGCCAATTGCAACGTTGCCACCTGAGCTGACAACTCGCACATTGCTAGTACCGTTTTGAATACTTGTGGCATCAATACCACTCAACTGACTGCCGTTGCCAAAGATGTAGCTTCCAGTGATGTTGCCTACAGCACTCATTGAGCTTCCTGCATTTACTGCACCAACGGCGCTGACTGAACCACCAGCAGTGACATCAGTTGTGGCTGCTACTGTGGTTCCTGCACTGACACCGGTGGCAGCACTAAAACTATCGCCATACACAGCACCAGTAGCACTCACTATGCCTGCTGTGCGTATGTTGCCGCCAACAACGTTGGCACCAGCACTTACTACTCCTGCTGTGTTGACATTGCCACCTGTGACATTGCCTGCGGCGCTGACACCGTTGGCTGTGCTGACGCTGCCGCCTGTTATTCCACCAAATGCTGAAAACAAGCCACCTGTCAGCAAGTTACCACCACTCACGTTGGCTGCACCTGTGATATTGCCTGTGGCACTCAAAATACCTGCTGTAGTGATGTTGCCACCAGTAATGTTGCCAGTAGCACTGACTGTGGTTGTGGCGTTGACCGCTCCCGTCACTGCCAGCCCCACACTGCTGGATATTGTGGCAATTGTTGAGCCGCCAACATTGGCAACAATGTTGCCATTCAAGGCTGCAATAGTCATGTTGCTGGTGCCGTTTATGATACCACTAACCGATGTAATAATACCCGACAGCAACGATCCGTTGCCCAGGAAGTAGGTGCCACTCACATTGCCCGTGGCACTGACATTGCTCAGTACTAGTTCCTGATACGCAAAACTAGGATCGGTTGTGTCCACTGTGGTTGTGGGCTTGGTCAACAGGTTGCCAAACAACTTGTATTTGTTGTCGGTGATGTCTCTAAAATAACCGGTGTAGCGATTGGCTGTGCCATCATAAAACTGTGAAACCACACCAGAATCAAAAGTGTCACCAGGATTGGCGTTGGCCAAAAAGATAAAAGGATCGTTGACTTCTAGATTGTCTGTACCTGTGGTGGTAAATGTTCCGTTGACTGTGAAGTCGCCCACGCAGGTAATGTTCTGACCAATGGTGAGATTGCCAGCAGCACCAATACTGCCTGACACTACCAGAGCTCCAGTATTGATGTTGGCACCTGTTGTGGTGTTGGTGATCCTAACTATGCCGCTGGTATTGATATTGCCTGTGGCACCAATACCGCCCACCACTTGCAGAGCACCTGTTGTGTTGCTGCTTGAGTTGGCGTTGCCACTAAAAATAACTGCATTTGATCCGGCTATGGCCACACTCACGGTAGTGGCGTTGGGCCAATATATACCAGTGTTGTTGGCTGCAACCGAATATACCGCTGGTGCGCCCACTGTACCAGCGCCAAATGCATTGGCTGTGAGGTTGAGTGAGTTTAAGGCACCAGCACGATAGGTCACTGTGATGTTGTTGGTGCCGCTGGGCGGTGCTGATTGAAACTGCAATGATAAATTTTCAGCTTCATAATCCGAGAACGGACGTTGAAGTGTGTTGTCAATCATGACATCAAGGTCTGAGGCGGACGCAACACTTCTTGCAAGAGTAAACTGCAATTGTGCTGCATTTCCGCTGAACGTTTGTGTGCTGGTATTCAGCAGCTGGGTTTGCGGATTTAAGCCAATATAAGCCATTATGTAATTTCCATTATGCTCATTACTGCATCAATACTAGTAGCTGCGCTGCTTTGAACTTGCAATTGATCTCCAGTGACCAAAACAATTTTTTGATCGCCGCCACCCACAACCAAACTTGACCCTGCTGAAATAGGTGCATTCACTGCCAATCGAGTGGTTTGTGCTGCGTTATCTAAAATGATCACGTTAGCTGCAATTGCACTGGCAGTGACATTGGTCAAAGAAAGTCCAACCACAACTGCGGTTGTAGATGAAGGTACTGTGTAAGTGCCCACTGTTGTAGCCGATGTTCCCACCAGTCTACTGAGTTTTCGTGTAAAAGTATTTGCCATTCTATTATCCTAATGCTATTGCCAATGCTGTTGCGTCAGCAACTGTTGCCGCCAGTTGCCCAGCAATATTTATGTTACCTGTGGCTGATATGTTGCCACCTGTAATATTACCTGTTGTGGTAATTGCTGTGACCATGTTTAGCGCACTAATCACGTTGCCGCTCAAACTCAATCCTGCTGCGTTTAGGTTGCCGCCAGTGACGTTGCCTGTTATACTAACTGTGGTACCTGTGAACAAGGTAGCATTGACATTGGCTCCGCCTGATATGTTTCCGCCTGTAATGTTGCCAGCAGCACTGATCAGGCCAGGTGTTGTTACATTACCGCCAGCTATGGTGCCAGTAACATTGAAAGCACTGATCACATTGCCACTTAGACTCAGTGCACCAGAATTTACGTTGCCGCCAATAACGTTACCAGTTGCACTGATTACTGTGGCATTGACATTGGCTCCAACCACATTACCACTTGCGCTGACTGTTACACCTTGTACCAGTGCTGCCGAAATTACATTTCCGCCAGTAACATTGCCTGTAACACTGGCAGTTGTACCTGTAAACAGTGTGGCATTAACATTGGCTCCGCCCAGGATGTTGCCACCAGTGATGTTGCCTGTGGCTGATATCAATCCGCCTGTTAGCAAATTGCCGCCAGTGATGTTGGCTGTGGCCACAACTGTCACACCAGAAACGTCTGCAACACTAATTATGTTGCCGCCTGTGACATTACCTGACGCACTGATCACAGTGCCAAGTATGTTGCCGCCTGATATATTACCTGTGCCAACAAGGACATTGCCAACCACACTCAGGCGTCCTGAAACGTCTATGTCGCCGCCGTTGGTAGTGGAAATTTTGCCGCCCACAGTAAGAGCGTTGCCTGAAAAGTCAAAAATTAGACCATCGTCAGCAGCAATCAGGCCAGCATTGTTGAACAATATCTGGCTGTTTGCGCCTGGTGCAGCTATGTTGCCAACAATGTTACCAATAAAGTTTGGTGCTGTGACATTGCCAGTTGCGGTTATGATTCCAGCTGCACTTATGCTGCCGCTAGACACAAGGTTGCCACCAGTGACATTGCCCACAGCACTTATTGTGGTGGTTGCACTGATTGCGCCAGCTGATATTATGTTAGCACCAGTGATGTTGCCTGTGGCAGTTACCAGGCCACCAGTTGTGATGTTGCCACCAACCACATTGCCCACTGCACTGGCATATCCGCTGGCAAACAAGTTGTTGGTACTGACCAAATTGCTGGTGTTGATGTTGCCACCAGTGATGTTGCCTGTGATTGCTGCTACTCCGCTTGCACTAACATCACCTGCTGTGACAATATTGCCGCCAGTAACGTTGCCAGTTACTGTGGCATATCCACTAGCAACAACATTGGCACCAGTTGTTAAATTACCAGTTGCACTTACTAGGCCAGCAGTTGTGACATTGCCACCGGCAACATTACCAGTTACTGTAGCAAATCCGCTGGCAACAACATTGGCCCCAGTTGTTAGATTACCAGTGGCACTTACTAGTCCAGCAGTTGTGACATTGCCTCCTGTGATGTTGCCCACAACACTCAGTGCTGTACCACTGGTGTTGCTGATTGTCACAGCAGTTGCTGCTCCAAAAGTAGCTGAACCTATGCCCAGGGCTGCACCAATTGCAATGGTTGTTGTGGAGCCTGCGGCACCATTTTCGCCAACACTGATGGTTTTTGTGTTGCCTGTGCCTGTGACACCATTGGCAAGATACACGGCTCTGCTGGTGGTACTGCCACCAAAAGAAATAAATCCAGTGCCAATGGCACTACCTATGGTAACATTGCCCGTGGTTTGGCTGGTACCAAGATTGATATCTTGTGTGGTGCCAGAGAATGTGACAGCGCCAGTTGCACTCAGCGTATTGCCTTGTATTAGAGCAGCAGTTACGAGATTGCCGCCAGTTACGTTGCCTGTGGCACTGAGTGTGACAGCAGATACCACATTGGCACCAGTTATATTGCCTGCGACACTAATCAATCCTGTTGTGACAATGTTGCCACCTGTGATGTTGCCTGTTGCACTCACTGCGCCTGCTGTGTTGATATTGCCGCCAGTGACATTGCCAGTTACTGCAAGAGCAGATATCACGTTTCCACTTAGACTGATTGCACCCGCGTTGATGTTTGCACCAACCACATTACCAGTTGTGCTGATTTGTCCTGTGGCAATTATGTTGGTGGTTGAAATATTTGTTGTGGCGCTTACGTTTGCTGCTTCCAGAGTACCCACAACAAATGTACCGTAGTTGCTGACAGACACAACTTCGTTGGCAATGCCCACATTGGCTGCGGCAAACAATTTACCGCTGGCATCGTCCCAGCCAATAAACGCTTGTTTTTCTTGAGTATCGTAATACCACATGTCAACACCGCGACTCTTGCCATCGTCTGTTGTGAGTGGAGCGTCGTTGGCGCCACGTCCTAGGCCAATAATAGGATCTTGCACTGCCAGTGTTTGTACGTTTACATAGGCAATGTTGCCATTGACTGTCAAGTTGCCATTGACCACAGCATTGCCAGTGGCACTGAGGTCACGAGTTTGTGTTAGGCCTGCTGTGACAATATTGCCGCCAGTGACGTTGCCTGTGGCTGTGATCAGGCCGCCAGTGGCCACATTACCACCAGTTACGTTGCCTGTAGCACTTGCTGTTCCGCCAGTGGCCAAGTTGCCGCCAGTGATTGTGGCAGTAGCACTGATTAGGCCGCCTGTCAATAGGTTGCCGCCTGTAATACTACCAGCGCCGCTGATGATAGCATCAGACTTGACATTGCCGCCGGCCACGTTGCCTGCGGCTGTGATATTGCCAGCAGCACTTACTAATCCACCTGTGGTAAAATTGCCGCCAGTTACATTGCCAGTTACTTGTGCTTGTCCCAGAGTTGCAAAGTTGCCGCCGGACACATTGCCAGTGGCTATTACTGCGCCGCCAGTGATAAAGTTACCTGCTGTGACATTGCCTGCGGCGCTTGCTGTGCCGCCGGTGATGATATTTGCACCAGTGATGTTGCCTGTGGCACTGATCAGGCCATTTACAAATTCACCAGTTGTGGCGTATACAACAACATTGGATGTGCCGCCAATTGAAATATTTGCATTGCCGCCACTGACACCAATGTTGGCTTCGCTAGTACCATTTTGAATCTTGTTGGGTGTTCCTGCTGCAATACCAGACAGTAGAGCGCCATTGCCCAGGAAGTAGCTGCCTGTGATGTTGCCAGTTGCAGTTATTGCTCCGCCAGTTAACAAATTGCCGCCGGTTACATTACCTATTGCAACTACTGTGCCGCTGGCACTTACTGCACTGGCACTTACTGCTGCTGCGGTAATAATGTTGCCACCAATTACATTGCCAGTAGCACTGACCAATGTGGTGTTGACGTTGCCGCCAGTGACATTGCCAGCAACACTAACTGTGGTACCTGTGAACAAGGTAGCGTTGACATTGGCTCCGCCAAGAATGTTGCCACCTGTTACATTGCCTGCGGTGCTGATTGCACCTGTTGCACTTATTGTGCCACCTGTTAATAGGTTGCCGCCTGTGATATTGCCATACGCACTTATAGTACCACGAGTAATGCCAGTACCAACTCTAATATCTTCAGATATAACAGTGTTTGTAGTAACAACATTTCCAGAGGTAGTAATATTGCCACCAATGACGTTACCAGTTGCTGAAACTGTGTTGGTGGACAACAACACACCTGAAACTGCAATATTGCCGCCGGTGATGTTGCCAGAACCCCCTACTGTGCCAGTGCCAAATGCCACATTACCATTGAATACTGCGCCATTGACATTGCCGCCAGTTATAGTGCCTGATCCAACAGTTAAGTTGCCGCCAGTGATGTTGCCGGTTGCCGAAATCAATCCACTGGTTACCAAGTTACCGCCGGAGACGTTGGTAGTTGCAATGATGTTACTGCCGCTTAATATATTACCTGTGGCACTTATGATGTTACCAGCAACAATGTTGCCAGTACCCGGACCATTAGTAACAGTTAAATTACCAACTTGTGCCTCACCAGTACCAAGTAATTTGAATATGCCAAACAGAATGTTGCCACCAGTGATGTTGCCAGTTGCACTTACTTGTCCAGCAGCGTTTAAGTTACCGCCGCTGATGTTGCCTACTGCTGTGATCAGGCCCGATGCGCCCAAATTGGCGCCGTTGACATTGGCCAGAGTGTTTATGTTGCCAGTTGCAACTACCCAGCCAGCGGTGTTTAGGTTGCCAGCATCAACGTTGCCGCCAGCACTTACCAGTCCTGCGGTTCTTAGATTGCCAGATTGTGTGTTTCCAGCTACCGTGAGTAAGTTTGGTCCAGCAGTATCAAAAGTCAAGCCAGCTGTGGCGCCTGCATTGCCATCGTTGTTGAACAACACCTGTGTGTTGGAACCAGGAACAACCAAGTTTCCAACAATATTACCAGCAAAGTTACCAACAAAGTATCCTGCGGTAATGATGTTGCCTGATGCGCTGATAATGCCTGCGGTTGTTAAATTGCCACCAACTATGTTGCCTGTGGCTGTCATAGTAGCCGGAGCAAATGCACCGCTTACTGTCAAGTTGCCGCCAGCAATATTGGCTGTGGTTGTGATGTTACCAGTTGCAGTAATCTGGCCGCCAGTGGCAATGTTGCCACCTGTGATGTTGCCAGTTGCAGTTACTAATCCTGCTGTGACAATGTTTCCGCCAGTGACGTTGCCAATTGCACTAAGGTTACCAGATGCACTTACTGTACCGCCAGTTACTAAATTACCACCAGTAACGTTACCAGTCGCAACAATCAATCCACCTGTAAAGACGTTACCGCCTGTAATACTAGCAGTTGCGCTGATCAACCCAGCTGTTAGCAAATTACCACCTGTGACATTGCCTGCTGTGACTGTGCCTGTGGTTGATATTGTGTTTGATCCAAATGCGGCCAATAATGTGGCCACTTCAGCATTGCCATAACTGGCAGCAATACCCGTAAGTAGAGCGCCATTACCAACAAAATATCCTGCAGTCACGTTGCCAGTGGTGCTAACTGGATTTGATCCCAGAGCAGCCAGATTGGCCACAACATTGGCATTGCCGTATGTGGCCGGCAAGCCTGTTAGTGCGCTACCATTGCCTACAAAATAGTTTGCTGTTACATTGCCAACAACACTCATTCCAGATGATGCAAATGTATAAACGTTGGTTATGCCGCCAATGTTGCCAACCACGTTGCCGTCGGCCACGGGGATATTGAATTCTGTTGTGCCATTCGACAGTTTACTTGCAGATCCAACATTGGAACTAGCCACAACACCTGTTAATCCTGCGCCGTTACCAATAAAGATACCAGCAGTTGTGACAATGTTACCAGTTACACTGATGGCTTCAGTGCCTGTGCCTTGAGATACAAAAGTGCCGCCGGCAGGATTGGTAATCACAACCGCAGTGGCATTGGCACTGATGGTGGCGCCGCCAATATCAATGGTGTTTCCACTTAGATAAAGATCATTGAATCGCTGACTTGGGCTGCCAAGATCGTATGTGACATTGGCAGCAGGAAGTATATTGCCCTTGACTGTGACTGTGGCCGAGCCAAACACAGCCACATTTGATGTTCCGCCCACGCCAACCGTGACATTGCCGCCAGAGCTGACAACAGTTACGTTTGATGTTCCCAGATTGATATTGGATGATGTGGTTGCAACTCCAGTTAACAGCGCACCGTTGCCAAGAAAATATGTGCCAGTTACATTGCCTACAGCGGTTACGTTACCTACACCAACAATATCACTGCTGGTCAACGATAAATTATCGCCGGCTGCCAATTCTTGAATTTGGCCGGAACCTGAGTTAATAATTAACGGGACTCTATTTGTCATTATCTTTTTCCAATTTCTATATTTATGTAGTCAACACCGCTACATTTCCGCCGCCGCGAAGGCCAACGTTGAAAGTATTGTTACTTGCCAGCGGAACTGTTACTGGAGTAGTACGTGTTCCCACTGTTAATGTTCTGGTAAAAATTGTGTTGCCAATGTAGATGTTTCCTGTGGCTTGCAAATTGCCACCAGTAACATTGCCTACCGCAGTAAGGCCAGTTGGTGACACCACCACAACATTGCCAATACCACCTATGCCGATGGTTGCATTGCCGTTTGATGTTGCAATGGCAACATTGCTGGTACCATTAAAAATTCGATCTGTATTGGTTGAAATTCCAGTTAGCAGCGCACCATTGCCAATGAAATAGTTGCCAGCACCGCCCACAGTGACGTTGCCGTTGACTGCTAGACCATTTGCTCTAAAAATTGCAACATTGGACGTGCCATTTACACTGACAGTAACAGGACTGTTGATGTCAGCAATTCTTACATTGCTGTTGGCATTGAGTATTTGACTGCCAGCACTGACTGTGATGCCTGTTAGACCTGCGCCGTTGCCCTGAAAGTACGAAGCATAAACAGTGTCATATCTGAAGGTGGGATTTCCAAGGTCAAACACAGCATCAACTGCGGGACGCACAGAACTGTTGGTTACAACATTTCCAATTCCGTTGCCTTGCAGGATTAGGTTGCCGTTTGTTCCATTGATTGATATGGTGTTGTTGGCAATTACAACATTGCTGCCAACAGGGCCAGCGGTGTAGACCTCCGTAAAATTATCATTTACAGCATTGAATGCGGTGCGTAGTGCTTCACCAGTGCCATCATTGGCCGTGGCGCCAATGTCGATAATCTGTTGTGTCATAGGTAATCTGGTCCTCTGGAGTATTTACCAAAAGAACAAAGATTACAGTTTAGCCAATTCGAGTGTAGGAGAAATAAGAGCCGCTTTGTATGTCAATGTTGGCGGCGCTTGTTTGAGCTTGTACAGTGACATTTGCGTTGCCTGCACTGTAGATTGTGCCAGAAAGTCTCACAGTTCTTGGAGTAGTTCCAGTCATTGCTTGTGTGGCTGTGGCTGTGCCCGACACATTTGACGTAGAAGTGTTGAACGCGGATGTCTGTGTTGTTTGTGCCTCTACTGTGTAATAGCATGTTCCTGCATCAAAATAGGTGCTGAATCCTGTGGTGGTTCCGCCTGCTGGCAGCACAGGCATGTATGCTTCAAATTTGTAGCTGCGCCCAGCCAGTGCCAAGAATCCCAGGCTACCCACATTGGCCATGGCCACACTATCAAAAGGCACTGTGGTGCTTTGCCACACAATGTTTTCCACACCAATACCTGCGCCAAACATGTTGCCGGTGACATTGGCATTGCCCAAAACGGCTGTAGCCGCCAGTACTGATCCTGTTGCGCTGATGTTGCCTTGAGTTTCCAGGCCGCCACCTGAGTACACATTGCCCGTGGCACTTACCTTAGCATCACTGTTGATATTGCCACCACGGATGTTGCCTGTGGCCAGAATACCAGCGGCTCCTGCACTGATTGACCCCACAGTTATGATGTTTCCGCCTGTGATGTTACCAGTTGCTACCACAACACCGGCAGTGTTTAGGTTGCCACCGTTGACGTTGCCTGTCACAGTTGCTAGTCCAGCTGTTGAAATATTTCCACCCGACACATTGCCAATCACATCAAGTGTGCTGCTGACATAAACTGTTCCAGTCACAGCAAAAGTATGCAGGGGAGCAGAATTTGCCACACCCACATTGCCGGTACCGCCAATGACCACAATTCGATTGGTGCTGTTGGTTTGAATCAGCACATTGGCATTGCCGGCATTGTCTCCGTACACTGCTCGAATTGACGCTGTGGTTCTGGGGCCAAGTCCTGTGGCATCTGCTGTGACCCAGTCAATGGTGCCAATGTTTGCACCCAGAGTGGTAACTGCTGTGTTGGCGTCTGTGAATTGAATCATCTGAGCTGTGGTTGCTCCAGATGTTTGTGTCAGCACAATGTTGCCAGTTGCTATGGTCAAGTTGCCGCCGCTGATATTGCTAGCGGTGTTCAGGTTGCCACCAGTGATATTGCCTGTTACACTAGAAATACCTGTTGTGATTGTTCCTGTGTTATTGGCCACAAACACATTGCTGGTGCCACTCACAGTGATGTTGGCGTTTCCGCTGGAGGTTTGAATTTCAATTGAAGTTGTGCCGTTGAACAACTTGTCACCCGAAATGTTACCTGCTAGAGATGCGTTACCAGTAACAGTTAGGTCACCAGTCACAATCACATTGGCAACGCCGCCAGTATTTTGAAATGTTACGGTGTTGGCTGATCCAATGGATTCAATGATAACATTGCTGGCATAACGCTTGTAGATAGACATTTAGAATTCCTTTGTGTTATTTATACGGTTCAAGAAGTCTTCAATCAGCATATGACTCATGTTTGAGATACCCAGTAGTTCAGGTATTTGTGCAGTGGTGTCTCCCTCAACTCGAACAAATCTAGTGGTCAGGTGTTCTTTGGCAATGGTCTTGAGTTGCCGCACCCAATTTCCGGTAAATGTGGGATTGGCCGAGCTCTTTTTGTAGAATTCTGTGTCAGCATAGCAGTTGTTGAAATGTCCGTTACGGGTAGGACCCATGTCAAATCCTATTAGGTAAACCGTTTCGTGACGAGCCAGGGCTGCAATACCCACTGCAATGGGGCCTGAGCTGAAACCAAAATACTGTTGCGGTACTCGCTGTGCGCCAGTATCTGGCAAGGGCTTGCGAGTATAATGTGTATGAGTGGCGCTGTAGCCCGACTGTTGTATGTGTGTGCTGATGGGGTTGTCTGTGCTGATCAGCACATCAGGTACAAATTCTCTGTACAGGGCATTGCAGCCGTAGATTTTGCCATGTTGATTTAACTGATGTAAATCCACTGCCAATCGGCTGACGCCATTACCCAATACAAATCCTGCGGCCATAAAAAATCCTCCCTGTATGTATCTGGGAGGACTTGGTAGTGTTACAAATTAGGAATCAATGTTGTCCACAATAGCAAGTTCAACTGTGGTTTGAGCTGTACCAGATTTGATCACAGTACCTTCGTCTGTGAAGAAGTTGGCCACGTAACGAACATCGTTGATCACACTTGTGGCATCATAAGTTGAGCCACCGGCCCAGTTCAACAACCACTTGTTGGTCAACTTGCTGATTGTGGTAGCAGTTGAATCACCTAACGTGTAAGTGATGGCCATGAGTCCAGCAGCAGGAGTCACATCATCGTCCAACACACACACGCCTACAGAATTGACAGTGCCTGATCCTGCGCCGCCTACTGATGTAGCTGTGAAAATTGTGCCTACCCCGTAGTTGCTAGGAGCACCTGCTGCTGTCCAATCAGTAGTACCCACTGACACAATTTGATAGGCCTGGCCAACCACAAAACTTCCATCGTTGACGCCAGTGACGTCACCCACCAGATACTTGTGGCTGCCTTTTTGGCGGATGACATAGCCTTGTGCCACACCAATGCCTGAGCCTGAAGGATTGGCAATGTTGACTGTGACATCAACTCTGGGGTTGGTTGCACTAGGTGTATCAGTTGGTGCTGCACCACCTACCACACCCAGATACTGTGTGTTGTCCAGAGTTTGTGTTGGTGAGTTGAATACTGGTGCTGTTAGCGATCCAAAGTTAGGAAAGCCAAGATCCACACCAACGGCTGCGCCGCCGTTGCCTGATCCAGTGCTTAATTTTTGTATTTTTAGAGGACGACCCATGTTTTTTTCTCCTTAAAGAAGTCCGATGCGAGTTCTAGTCGCTACGCTGTGGGTATTAATCTCAGCATAAAACACCTGATTGTGTTGACAAGTATTTAGCGAAAATATAAAATAACACAAGACCCTTGCTTAAATAATCCCATGAACTCCTCTGAACTAATTGAAGCTGGCAATCAGCAACGTGCCCGCCATTCTCCTGAACAGGCTTTGCAGTGTTATGCTCAGGCCTTTGTGCAGGATCCTGACTGTGCTGCTGCCTTCAACAACTACGGCAATGTGCAACGTGAAATGGGATATCCAGAACGTGCTGTGCCTTTTTTGCAACATGCTGCCACTCTGGATCCTGCCAACATCACTGCCAGATTCAATCTGGCTGTGTGTTACCTGTTGCAGGGCAATTATGCTCAGGGATGGCCTGCTTATGAAAGTCGCTGGGACTACGAACATCTTGCTGGCACTGAGCCCAAGTACTCACAGCCTAGATGGCGTGGTGAAGATCTCAAAGGCAAGACCATTCTGGTTGTGGGCGAACAAGGACACGGCGATTGCATACAGTTTGTGCGTTTTGTTTACAATCTGCATGCTCTGGGCGCACAGGTCAAACTGCAAGTCACAGACGGCCTAATCCCCTTGCTGAGTTCCAGCAATATTATTCAACAGGTTGGCGGTTATGCCATGGACATGGGTGAGTTTGACTACTGGGTTCCCATCATGAGCATTCCAGGCATCCTGGGCATCACACTGGATAACCTGCCTCGAATACAAAGTTACATGAACGCTGATCCTAGCTTGCATGCCGCATGGCTAGAGCGTCTGGGACCAAAACGCAGAATGAGAGTGGGCTTCAGCTGGAGTGGTCGCAGAGACGCCTGGTTGAATCAACACAAGGGTGTGCCATTTGAAACTGTGCTGGCC